CGCATCGTTTGGCGTAGTTTTCGGGAATACCATACTCCTTTGCCTTTGCCAAAATCTGCTGGCTACGTGTTGCTTGAGCCTTCTCCGTTTCAAACTGTGTTAGCTTATCAGAAAGGCTCTTGTTGGAATCAATTAAAGCTTGCGCCCATGCAGGCACATCGTCTTTATTCTCTTCCGTTTTAGTGGTTGTGGTAGTCTCGATTGGCTTACCGTCTTTAAGGTTATGTTTCTTCTCGTAGTTGGAAACTGCGGTCTTGGAAGCATCCCCGGCACGGAAATCGCCATAGGAATTTAACACGTCCGAAAAACTGATACCCTCAACGATGGAGTTTACCTTTGTCTCGTCCGTCACACCCTCTGCCTTTTTGGTGGCAATTCGGGTTAAGATAGCAGTGTCCACCCCTGTGAATTTCTGTTGTAGTCCTGCTAAGATTTGTTCTAAGATTGTCATACCGTATGAATTTGATTTATAAATTTCTACGGTAAAATTCGATCTTAATAAAGAGAATGAGAAATAATCAGGATAGTTATATACGACAATCAGACTATTGTCATAAATATGACAAAAAAAGGCGTGAAACCGAATGAATCACGCCTAAAATATAGTAAGATAGTATGCCTAAAGTTTTACTTCTAATTTTTGACCTGTCAAATCAAAATACAGGTTTTGAAGTTGATGGAGGGATTTCACTTGTATATTGTAATCGACTCCCTTCAAATGGAAATCTGCGTCCAACTCAAACAAGGGACTATAATAAGTGACAACTCCCCATTTATGCTTTTCAAATCCACACTTCAACAACAGTTCTTCTGTAAGAGGAATGGGATTAAGGTTCTCTACATAGGTACGAAATACCGCTTCTGATGATATTCCACTCGCTTCATATTTTGGATATTCAATCTCACTATATCCTATTTCTGTTATCTTATATGGAGTTTTGCTATTTTGTAAATAGACATAATTACCAATTTTCAATTCTCTAACATCCACCATACTATAACAAATTTATAGCCGATAACTCCTTTGTCAATGATTGAATACCCCTCTGAATTTTCTCTAACTGCTGCCTGCGAGGTTTGTGAACTCCGGCAGCATAATGCCACAACTGGCGTTCATTGATTCCTGTAATACGGCTCAATGCAGCCTTAGTAAAGATATTACTGTAATAGTTGATAAAAGTAGCAGCATCAATCTTAAACTTTAACTCAAATTCTCCAGAAAGCACCTCACAAGGATTAGAGTTATCTTCCAAATACAATTCGATAGCCTCCTTCATGTTATCTTCCAACTCCTTCATGTCGTTACCGACTGTAATGACAGGAGCATCTTCAATATAAGCACTTAAGTTCTTTCCTGCGTGTTCTACAATAACTTCTACTGTTTTCATATTACCTCCTTTTTTAATTAAGAGAACAAGGGGGCTACTTTAGCCCCGCTTGTCTCAAAATGCTGTAATAAGTGCCTTTCTCAACGCCTTTGCTGTTATGATTCGGTACAATAACCACTTTGCCGTCTTTCTCAAACTTCATGTGACTACCTTTCTGGCTCTTTAGAACAAAACCGTTTTCTTGCAACATAGTTACAACGTCTTTAACTGATTTGTAACTCATAACGCTTTGGACTTAATTACCATGCAAATATAGTAATAATACGAATATTATCAAAGCATTTATTCGTTATTTTACTATGAATATAAAAATAGCGGTAACTCCGAAGAATTACCGCTAACCATTCTATTTTTCTTATACTAAAATTATAAACCTCGTAATTTTTCTGACTAAGAGGCGTTTTTCTTTCCCTTATCTCCGATTTGCTCATTCTTTACCCCTTGTTCCTCCTTGATTTCTGCAAGTTCCTCTTCTACCCTATCAGCATTTCCGGCAAACATGATTCCCTCACGCGTTGACCAGATGCCACCACTGACAGCGGAAACGGCAGTAGTCACCTTATCACTTTATTTTAATTCGTCCTATTCGCACCAAAGTATCATAATCACGACATATGTTTTTAGTACTATTCTGTATTTTATCAACTACATCATAAAAATGATCAGGACATTCGATTTCCCACTCTTCAGGCACTATTTGGCGATTATTCCCAATGGGAAAAGTGTAGCCTGCTATTAAATCTTGAAAGATATCGATACTAACATAAAGATTCTTTTTCAATTTTTCAATATCTGGATTTATAAATTCAAGTGTTGGATTATCTTTAAATCTAAAAAAGAAATTATCTATTTGCTCCAAATTTTTCAAATCAAAACTAAACCCTGCAAAATTATTAGTTCTAAGGAAAGCAATAGACCCCTCAGGAGGCAAAACTTCTTTTACTATTTTGTCATATAAATTCTTATCATGTAAAAGTGAATCTGCATCATATCTAAAATCCGTTTTTATCCATCTACAATAAATACCCTTCAATAGAACATATAATATTGCCATAGAAAATAATATCCAAACGTCGATAGGGTAGGTTAAAATAAACACTATAGATTCTTTGTAAGAATTTCCACCTATAATAGTATTTAGCAATGCTCCTATTGGAGGTAGCACTGACAAAATCAAACTAGAAATAACTCCTGCGCCTACAGGATCATTCCATATTCTTTTAAAGAATTCTTTCTTCATACTAATTATTTAAGCATCCCTGCTAAATTCTTTACATCCTCCGCAGACTTTACTTCATGCACGGTATCACCCACTTTTACGAAGCCGATAACATTACTGGCATTCGGCTTTTCAAATAGTTCGGCAATAGGAACATTTAATGTATTCGCAATCTTTTCTAATGTTTGCAACTGCGGATATTCCCCTCGTAAAGTCTTATTCAGACTTATATCAGATATTCCCATTTTTTCTGCTAACTCTTTTTGAGTTATACCTTGCCCTTGACAAAGTTCTTTTATCCTTGTTCTAAAGTCCATAATACTATATAGTTTTATTCGGCAAAAATAGATATTTATACCACATAATACAATTATATGACTAAAATAAACCTACTTAGTTTTATTTTTAACATTATTTATTGCTTTAGATATTGCAAAATTAAACTAATTAGTTTTACTTTGCAATGTCGAATTAAACGAAGTAGTATAATTTAAAACATATAAGAGTATGAGTACAAAATTTAAAAGTCAGATGAAAGAAGTGATGCAAATGGCATGGTCTTTTGTTCGCAAGAACGGTTATTCAATGAGTGAAGCGTTAAAATGCGCATGGGCTAATTTGAAGCTGAAAGCAGCTTTAAAAGTGAAGATAGTAGAGTTTTACTTCAAAAAGACTGACGGCACGTTACGTCAAGCCTTTGGCACTCTCAAAGAGAATCTTATCGGTGAGGTGAAAGGTACAGGCAGAAAACTGAATGATAATTTGCAGGTGTACTTTGACACTGAAAAAGAAGAATGGCGTTGTTTCAAGAAATGCAACCTTGTTAAAATCGCATAATAACAGTGGTAAACGAAATTAAGTATAAACACATAAATATAACGAATATGAAAACAGAAGAATTAGTAATTGACATGAATAACCTTTATGTACAAGGATTAATCAAAGTGATAAACGACTTTATGCTTGAAGAGGCAAGCGGTTGTATTTTTACAGAAGACCGTTTGAAAAGCAATATTGAGAAGCTGAAAGACGTATTTCCAGAAGAACGCAAACGGACGGTAATAGCAGGGCGTGCACCAATGTTCTCGTCACCGACTTCGGGTTTGTATAAGCTAATATTTAAAAACTAAACATACACGATTATACAAAGGCAACCTTAGCACGACCTTTGAAGGCTGCCTTTATTATTCACTCTTAAATGAAATAATTATGGATGAAATTTGGAAAGACATTGAAGGGTACGAAGGCGATTATCAAGTATCAAATTTAGGTAGGGTAAAATCCTTGCCAAAGAAATGCTGGAACGGTAAAGGATATTGGTTTAGAGATGGACGCATTTTAATACCCATAAAAAGCAAAAAGGGGTATTTGAATGTATGGTGCAGAAAGCGCATATTTAAAGTTCATCGCTTGGTCGCAAATGTTTTTATACCTAACCCGCAAAACCTACCACAAGTAAACCACATAGACGGTGATAAAACCAATAATTGCGTTGCCAATCTTGAATGGGTTACTGATGGTGAAAACTTACTACACGCATATAGGGTTCTTGGTAGAAAGCAAAAGACTGGCAAAAACCACCATAATTCACGAGCTGTTCTACAATTAAAAGACGGCAAAATTATAAATTCATTTGATAGTTTGAATGAAGCGGCACGCACAACTGGTGCGCACCATTCGGGCATTTCAATGTGTTGTAATGGGAAAATAAAGAAGCACAAGGGCTATCAATGGAGCTACAAAGAGGAGTGATTTCACTCCCCTATCTTTATGGCTTGTTTCTGCATTTCAGCTTTTCTCTTTTCTTCTTGTTCTTCTTTTATTTCTGAAATTTCTTCTTCGATGCGGTCAATATTTCCAGCAAACATTACCCCATGTCGTTGCGACCATACACCACCTGACACAGCTTTTACAGCTACATTAACTTTATCTTCTAAATTGTCAAGGCGATACGGAACAACTTCTGTACTAATATCTATCGTTTCAGATGCTTTGTTAAATTCAGATGGATTTATAGAACCTAAAGCAGAGACTATGAAGTTCACACGCCTTTGCAAGAACTCACCTATCACCTCGGCATGATTTTGAACTTGCAAATGTGTCGAAAGAAACACGTAATCGAAAGCCACTCCCGACAAAGCATTTCCAGCACCGCTCAACTTTTCAAAACTGATTTGCGGTGTATTCGTCATAGAATATGCTTTCTCAAAGAGGGTTTCTACCTCAAATTTTACGGTGTCATTTGCTTGGTTCCACGTCAGATACTGGGCATCCGCACCTTCACCTGTAAGTTTGACCATTCTATCCTTAACCTTACCCATGAAACCCTCTACATCACCAATTAGCTTCAATAGTGGGAAGAAATGGTAGTCTATACAATCAGCATAATTGGATAATAGTTTCTCCAACCGGACCCGGAAGGTCTTTATCTTCTTGCAATAAGGTTCAGGACGATAAGCATAGAGAACCGGTAGTTTTGGGAATCCATGAGCAAAAGGCGTTCTTTCTTCATACCCTTTAGACAAATCCCATTGATAAACCATTTTGTCCGT